GCTTGTCCCACAGTTGTTCGTAACTCGACTTGTCGCTCATCTTTCCTCCTGGTGGTAACGCCCCGGTCGGGGTTGACAGTCCGACCGGGGCGCTCCCTGGTGGGGGGTCTTAGAGGGTCGCGTTGTAGAGCGTCCCGTGGCACTTGCAGACGCTGTTGGGGTCTCTGACCATGAACGCCGAGTAGCCGTACGAGATGATCTTGATCGTCAGGTTGGCCGATCCGACCGAGTCGTAGCGGGCCAGCATCGGTGCGCCGCCGCCGTTCTCCCACAGGAGAACGTCGTCAGCTCGCATGATGACCACCGCGTCCTCGTCCGAGCCTGCGCCCAGGTCCGTCGGCATGTTGCCATCGACGATGACGGGCACGCCGGCGATGTTGCCGACAGCGTTGATGCCTGCCGCGTCGCCTACGCCTATGACGTTGGTCCCGAGTTGCGTGTTTGGAGTCAACAACGGCCGATTTTGGGAATCTAAGGATCCAACCAAATAAGACCATCTTCTTGGCGCCATGACGATTACGGTCGGCTGCAGGAACTTGGCTCCTGCGACCGTGCCTATGCCCTTGACAATCTTCTGCCAGGTCTCATAGCCGGTCGGTGAACCGTCGTCGGTGTCGACATCGCCGATGCCGGACACCCTCAGGATGCCGGTGTGGCGACCCGAGGTGCCTGGCCCGTCGAGCAGGTCGGCGGTCAGGTTCGTCGCATACGACAGGCTCAGGTCCTCGTAGATCATCTCGTCGATCCGATCGCCGCGCTCTAGTGCCTGGCGCGAAATGTCCTGCGCTCCGGCATATGTGGCGACGGTCGCTGACATCAAAGTGTCATCGATTGTCGTCTCGCTGATCGCGGCGTTCTCAGATGACTGGGCGGCCACGCTGCTGGACGTTGTGATCCTCGAGACGTTTACCGTCAGCCCCGAATCGGGGAGAGGCAAGCGTCGACAGGCGTTCGCAAAATTGCGGCCGGCCTGGCTTTTTTTCACGGCGAGAGAGACGGCGTAACTGGGTATCACCAAACCGGCCCAATTGGAACTTGTCCCATCGGCGCGGTACTCGATGTCCATTTCGGACTGGTGCCGTGCGATCCGCTGCTGAGCGGACGGATCCGACAACACCTGCGCGCGGTACATATCCTGGAAGAACGAGAACTCGCCACCGTCGCGGTAGGTGAGTGGCTCGTCGGTGACGGTGATCCGCCCTGCGGCACGCTCCTCGGTGGCATCGTCTGTGCCCGCAACCTCGGCCTTCAGCCGCGCTGCTTCGAGGTTCGACACCTGGATGCTTCGCAGCTCGCCGATGCGCTCGTCGAGCGCCACGGCACGCGCCGAAAGGTCCTTCAGGTTCGTGTCCTCAGACTCAGTCAGGTCGCGTGCCTCTTCAGCTGCACGCTCGACCAGGCCGGTCTGAGTGGTGGAGATCTCGTCGCGCTCGGCGACGAGTTGGTCAAGTAACTGCATAATCGCACTCCTCTGTGAGAGGTCGTTAGGTGTGAGGGTGCGATCGGGTGCCGTTGATCAAACGGCGGCGCTTACGCGGCGCTCCTATGTGGTTTCAGAATAGACCAGCGATGAGACAGCCGGCGGGCTTCTAGACGAGGGTCCCTGGTGCGAGGCCCTGGTCGGTTTCGTAGTTGGCGAACCAGCGGTCGATGTACGACGCCCAGGCCGGCGGCCGTTGTTCGGATGCGCGGGCGTGGCAGGTGGCACGGTCGGCGTACACGAGGCGCATTTCGGCCCCGGCGTCGATGAACGGCTGCCGCTGTTTGATCCCGGAACCGCCGGTCACGAACACGAACCGGCCGGTGGTTGCCCTGGCGCTTTCGAGCATCGCCGGAATAGCGGCGTTGACGACGGTCATGCCGGCGTCGGTGTGGTTGTGGTTCTCGAACCCTGTCAGGGCCGCGTGGATCGTGTCACGTTCGACCAGGACGTCGCCGGGGACCAGGTCGGCACGCGCCGCCGTTGACTTGCCGGCACACGGCGGTCCCCATATGCAGACAATCTTCGCCATCAGCTCGTCAGCAGGTGCCGCCATTTGGCGAGCCTGGGGGCGACCTGCGGGTCGTCCGGGTCGTAGGCCCGCACCGCGAGAACCTTTGCTTCGCTGTACGCGGACGCCGTGACCAAACCGACGTGGTCGAGGCGAGCCTCTAGCCTCTGGACGTGGCGGCGGCCGTCGCGTGTCTCGGTGCGGTTCCGTATCGGTTGGAACGCGACTGATAGGCCGGTGACCATGTTGTCGAGGACGAGCTGCCGCGATTCGTCGGCGCGGGGCGTGTTCGCCAGGCGGAAGTCGGCTACCAGGCCGTCGTTTGTGTTCTCCCACGAAAGGCTCATGCCGACCGGGTGTTTGTTGCGATCGTGCTGCTCGAGGAGCGGGATACGGGTCCCCCGCTCCTTGATGGACTTATCGAAGCAGGTGCGGGCGAACTGCTCGACGTAGTCGCCGGCGTCGAACGTCGAATGCCACGGCGCGACGATCCCGACCAGATGGTGGCCGTCGTCGTCGTCTCGCAGCTCGAGGTATTCCAGCTCGACGGTGCGCGTCTCCAGGTTCATTGCAGGTCCTCCTCGATGTCGAGGTCTTCTAAGGCGCGTATCTCCGCGACGGACAGCCATCCGCCGGCGAGGCCGGCGCTGTGGGCCGAGTAGCGGGCCAGGGTGTCGGCGCGCAGGAGCGCGTCGAGGTTGAACTTGGCCTCCTGGCCGCGTGGCAGCAACGTCGACAGACTTTGCTCGAGGCGTGACAAGTGAGGTCGGAGAGTCCAGGAAACGAAAGCCCGGTTGTCATCTTGAACGTTTGAGTATGTCCGGCTGTCGGTGGACCCAACGCCCACTATCCAAGACGGCACCCCGAAAATCGTACATATCTGTTGAGCGCTGAACCGGCGTGATTCGACAAGCTCGAGGTCGGCGGCGGAGAACGACAGGGTTTTGTAGTCCATGCCGCCTGACAGGACAGCCGGCGACCGTTGCCGCCCGCCATGCGCCGCGACGAACGACGCCTTCGCCGCGTCAGCCTCCGCCTGAGTCAACTCCTGTTCACTCGACAGGATCCCGGCCGGTATGGCACCGTTGACGTACAGCTCGGCGGCGTGGTCTTCGCCGGCTATCGCGAGGCCCAGGGCGCGGCGTTGCATCGCCAACGGGCCGAGGCCGACGTCGTGACCGGGCAGCGTCATGCCGCGAATGTGGAGCACGTCTTCGGCGTCGTAGGACTGGCCGGCGACCGAGTAGTAGCGAACGCCGTTGCGAACAGTCAACGCGACCGCCCCTGGGGCGAGCACCACGAACGAACGCGGGAAGCCGAGCGAGTCGCGGTTGCCGACCAGCAGGTACGCGTTGCCGTCGATGAGCAGCGACGTGAACACGGCCGCCAGGGTGCTCATCCTGGTGTCGGTCGGGTCGGGCTGTCGGAGGATGTCCGGTGTCCGGTTGAGCTGCGTTTTGCCTCGGTAGGCGTGCAGCGGTAGCGACGCGGCGGTGTCGGAGATGATCTGGACGCACCTGTAGGCGGCCGGTATCGACAGCGTCGTGGATTCGGTGATCGACAGCGGCCCGGTGAGAGGTTGCGTGCCGAGGCCCCGGCCCGGGAGCGTGAACGTTGCGGCCCTTTCGGCAGGGCCTTGGAACGTGCGAAGCAGCATCGGCTACCTTCTGACGGTTTGTGAGCGCATGGTGCGCTCGAGGGCGAGGCCCACCAGGAGGGCAAACACGCCGAACGCGCCCAGGAACAGCGCGGTTCCCGCAATCGACCAGACAGCCCAAAAGACGGCTGCGAGGCCGAGCACCTGCAACATAGAAGCGAACGTTCTCATCTGGTTGTCAGAATACCGCCGGCTTCGGACGTGTCGTTGCACCTGCGACCACTCCCCACCGGGCCAGGGTCGCCGCAACCAGGGGCGTGATGTCGACCGTCGATCGGCGGTTCCATGCCCATTGTTCGGCCAGTTTGCGTTTCGACGCTGCGCCGACCGCGTCGGTCAGCAGATGGTCGCCCAGGTGCGTAACCGTCTGGTCGATGACCGCGTCATAGAAGCTCCCACACGCCCGCGCGTAATCTCTCATGCCGACTGGCATCACGTCGACGCCGGCCTGCTCGAGCGGGATAATGAACGACCCGGCAGGGCTGCCGCCGTCGATCACAACCGGGGCGTGCCACTTCTGCCACAGCTCCACGACCCGGTCCTGGATCCAGCCGACGTGCGCGCGGTGGTCGATGATCTCGATCGGTGTCCAGGCACCGTTCCGTCCACACGCGGCGATGGTCGCCGAGTCGCGGTTCGGTGAAACGTCGATACCGAGCACCACCTGGTGACCGAGCAGCACGTCGGTTCGTTCGAGGCGTTCCCAGTCGGTCATGGCGATCACGGCGACGGCCTCGAGGGCCGGCCACACGTTGAGCCATTCGCGGGCGAATAGTTCCGGTTCGGTTGTTTCGGCGGCTTCGGCTACAGCGTCGAGGGTGACGCCGCCGGCTTCGGCCAGGGTCGGTATGGCCTGTCGCCATACGGCCTCGTCGAGGACGTCGAGTTTCGTGTCGTCTGCGGGTGACCATTCGAACCAGGCAAGGCGGCCGTCGTCGTCGTCGCGTTCCTGGTGGCCGAGGTTCCGGTAGTGGGCGAGCATCGTTGACTGGGCGTCGCCGGCGTTCGACAGGATCCACAGCTGCGCGTTCGGCTTCGTTGCCATCGTCGGCTGGATAGCCGAGATGAGGTCCCGGTCGGCCAGGGCGGCTTCGTCGATGACGACCAGGTCGGTGGTGAGGCCGCGTGCGCCTTTCCGGTTCGGTGTAACGACCCGGTACTGCGAGCCGTTTTCCATAATGAGCGCCTCCTGGCCGTTTGCGCGCATCACGCGCCGCACACGCCGCGACATGGACGAGTCGAGGATCAGCTCGCAATGCTGTTCCCACAGGTAACGGGCCATGCCGCGATCCTGGGCGGTGAACGCGACGACGTGGCCGGGTTGCAGCAACTCGAGGGCGATCCGCGACGCAGCGAGGGCGGTTTTGCCGTTCTGGCGGCCGACACAGACACCGACGGTGCGGTACCGGTAGAGGCCGTCGTCGTGCTCGAGGGCGACATCGGCAACGAGGCGCTGCCAGTCGAACAGGTCCCAGCCGAGGGCCTGGGCGACACGGGCGAGGTGGTGGCCGTGCGTTTCGCGTTTCGACCTGGGCGTGCCCCACCTAGGAGGGATCGCCACGGGTGATTTCCTGTACGAGGTCGTCCCAGATGTCTCCGCCGGCGTCGACGCCCAACTCGTGCAGGACACGAATCAGCTGGTTGGAGATGTTCGCCGAGTTGCCGAGGCCCTCGGCTGTGACCTGAATGTGGTCGAGCGCCCAGGCGAGGTGCTGGAGGTTCTCGGCGAGCAGCGCGTTTGGGTTCTCGAGCTTGGCGAGCACAACCTCGGCGGCTTCCTGGTGACGTCTCATCGCCGGACCCTGGACACGCGGCCGATCGCCTCGACGCAGTCGTTACCGAATGCGTAAAGACCGGTTCGGAATGGTGCCGTGCGGCCGGACATGTCACCACCGACGAACGCAATCGGTTTGTTGAGGGCGAAACCGTCGGCCTTCGCCCATATCGCGTCGACCCATTTCCCGGTGCCGGTCATCGGGAGTAGTGCGATGCCGTGGCCGTGGTCGATGAAGCGGTCGACCCAGGGCGTCGGTTTCGAGAATGGCGGATTGAGCCAGACGCGGCCGAACCAGGGCTGCGCGAGGCCGTCGTCCTCGACGGTGTAGATCCGGTCGGCCGGTACGGCGGAAAGGTCGCGCGGACACGATGCAGGGTCGAGGTCGAACCGGATGTCGAGCATGTCGAAGATCACGCGCGGTGTGTACCACTCGTCTGAGGTTTTGCCTTCGGCGACTGGGAACAGGCGAACCGGTAGCGCGGTCATCACCAGGTCCTCGAGGTCTTCGGCCGGCCGGTGCGCTTGTTCGTCATCCGCGCTGCCCGCTCCGAGTTGCATTTCCTACACGCCGGGACGAGCTGCCCGACCCACAGCTCAGGGCTAGGAGCGTCAGCCAGGGGCGGAACATGGTCGGCCTGGGTCGCGG